CTGTCAACTTCCCGAACCCTATATATTTTATGACACAATAGGAGCCTCTAGTGGCTACACCTATTGCGAGTATAGATACTAGCGAACTAAGGCTCAAGCTTAGTATCTCTTCGACCATTCACTGGTCGGCCTTCACCGGGCCGTCTTGGCTGGTAGTACCCACGTCCCTTGCGAAACGTCCCTCGGCCACGGCCGTTGCCACGGCCGCGTCCTGGAGCCTGGCTATTTTGTCCAGGATGACCTTCATCTGGCGGTGTAACTCCGCCGCTGTCTCCTTGGGTGGTTCCAAGGTTATTGCCGCTTGCACCGTGGCCTTCGCCAGGAAGGTGTCGCAAGTCACTTCCATCTTCGTGCCTTGCGACTTCAGAGCCTGATCTAACGCTCTGACGTCGACGGCGAGACTTCCTGTTGCCAGACTGGCCGCGCTCTCCACTGTCAAGTGTATTTGAGCGAGGTCCACGGTTATGGCTGTCACCAGACGCTTCAACTGATCTCGAAGGGACTGCAACTGGGTTTGCAGATCTATCCGGGCTTGAGTGCATTTCGCCTCTGATTGCATTATCTACTTGCGTTTTTCTTTGATCTAATAAACGCTGGTCTATGGACTTCAAAAACCCATCCGACTGGATGCTGTCAGGATCCGAATATTCCACCTCCTCGCACAACACCGGAAATCCGAACGGTGTAGTGTAACGATCCAATGTATTCTCAGCATCAATTAACTTTTCCAAGCTAATACTAAGTCGGTAGGCCATACAAGTTCGCAACAAATGTTGATCATTGGGATTTTGTGGCCAGGATCCGAAAGCGGCCCAGTAAGGACCCTCTCGCAAACAGTCCTTACGGTCAGCCCGCACTTGTACAGAGCTGGCCTCGCCTTCGTAATATCTGACCACTAATCGACAATAATTTGAGATGATTGGTGTCTGAGCATCAGTCACTAGGTAACCACCAACGCGATCAATTGCAGCGTCGGCTAACGGGACGTTTGGGTCCCGATGAGTAAAATGAAGTTTGCGCAGCGTTCGCAACGGGTCTTGCATACTAGTTGTAGTAAGCCATATGTCCGGGTAAACGCGCCCTAGGAACGTTAGACCCGCTTCCTCATCATACTCAACAACCTTTAATCTGAGCCCCAACGACTTGGAGACCTTAAGGAGGTGGGGCCCAAGCCCGGCCCTACTAACTCCGTCATCTCCAAATTTTAAACCCAACCTCTCAAATACCTCTTCCAATGTAAGGGTAGGAAACATAAGATTCAACGCAACGAATTCAACTGCAGCATCAATCAGTGTGTTAACATCACAAGTGGTTGGGGAACCACTCTTGACGCCACTAGCGGCATCATAATAAAAATGGTGCCCAGCAATGCGGGCTCTACATTTTATCAACACCACCAATAGTGCTTTCAACTCCTCATGGTACTGCGGATCGAAAAATCGCAACATGGCCGCAAAGGCCACGTTTTTCTGCAGCCACTCCGATATTGTGCCATCAAAGTTGGAAAAATCAGTCTCGATTGGGCTTCCCTGAAACTTACCAACAAACTCTTGTAGCTTGTTAGCAATTTCGACAGGGGTCCGCCCTGGCATGAACCAATGACTATTGCGTTCATCATCAAGGACACCATCCCTGAAGGCCAGTGTGAAACGGGACAGCTGTGCAATGAACCTAAAATCTGGAAATGAGGAAATCAATCTGGGAACCTTATTACAGGCTTCAACCTTCACAAAACCCTCAATTAATTCTCTTGGTCTTATGTCCATCGAATCTGCTATCCCTTCACAAGCCTTCTGTTGTTTCGGTTTGTCCAATCTTTCAAAGACATCATCAACTGATAACGGTACACCCTTATGGGGTATCGGCACAACTAATTTGATGAATTTAGCCATCAAACTAGCAGTCGAAGGAGGAGGAACAGTTGTATTACGCACATTCGTAACTCTTTGTTGGATAACCTCCACGGCAGTCTCAATACTTCGACCATCAACTGCATATGAGGTATTTCCAACCACAGGATCTCCATAAGCCCTAGCTCTAACTTGTACTAAATCATCAAGCTGATAGCTTGGTGTATAGACCTGAGGCTTTAACGGGGAGGCAACTGTTTCAGCCTCCCCAACACTCGCACTTTTACCCAGATAAAATTGGCTGAGATTAGCCAATACAACAGGATCTTTTATTCCAACATCGCGTGCTCTAGCAGTTAGGTTTTGCGGGCTTGTACAGCCCAATAACAATTCAAACTGCGAACTGGGCAATGTGGTAGACGTGATAGCCCCGGCTCGTCCGAAGCTAGTACTCAATTTCGCGCCATCTTGATGATTAAGCACGTTCCATCCTGGTTTACTATCACTGGAAAATTTCATCCTACGCACTTCTTCAACCTTACAGACAGATTTCATGAAACTAAATTCCCAAAAGAACACCTCTGGGACTAACCAAACAATGGCCCGATTCGGG